TGATATTAAAGATGTAGCAGATATCATTAGTAGTTTCTATCCAGATATTAGAAGGGTTATGAATACCTGCCAATTACAATCATCTAAAGGTGAGTTGAAGGTAGATAAACAAACTATCTTACAAGCTGATTTTAAAAATAAGATTGTAGATTTATTGGCAAGTGGTGAAGAAAAACGAAACGCATATATGCAGATTAGACAAATAGTAGGTGATAATAAAGTAAACGATTTTGCAGAACTTTATACAGCACTATATGAAAGATTAGATGATTATGCAGCTGGTAATACTGCAAATGTAATCTTAGAGTTAGCACAAGGACAATTTAGAGATGCTTTAGTAATAGATAAAGAAATCTGTTTTATGGCAACAGTTATCGCAATCATTAACATTATAAAATAATATAATATGCAACCAATGGATTTAAGTAAGTTAGGACAAAATTCAGCAGCACCGGATTTAGGTAAAACAACAGCAATGGAATGTAAATGTGGTGGACAATTTTTTTCACCTGGACTACATTTTAGAAAATCAAGTGCATTAGCAAGTTCAACTGGTAAAGAGGAAATTACACCTGTTGAAATTTATCTATGTATTGAATGTGGTGAAGTGTTTGAAGATTTATTACCTAAAGAATTAAGACCGGATAATGGCCAAAACTAAAAAAGACACGGAAAAAGAAGTAAAGCGTTTAGGATTATTCGACCATATATCTGCGGTGACTGAGTATCAAGACCCGCAGTATTGGAAGAATATTTCCGATGATGATAAAAAAACCTTTGGTAATTTTATTATACAAAGATATATCTCTATGAATCCTGATTGGATAGAATGGATAGCAGAAGTGCAACCATACGTTCAATCATTACCTAACGAATATTTTTATAGATTCTTTAGTGATATGATTCCACCTAAGAAATATTATTTAAAATATATCAAAGGTAAGAAAGCAAATGATTACGAAGATTGGGTAGTTGATTTAGTAGTTAAAGAATATACATGTTCAACCAAACACGCCAATGAATACTTAGATATTTTATATACAACAAGAGAAGGTAGAGAACAAATTAAAGGTATGTGTGAAAAGTATGGAGTTGATAAAAAACTAATAACATCACTTAAGTTAAAAATCTGATAATAATCATATGTTCTTTTATACTTATATAGGTAAAAGGAGTTAACATATGAAAGCAAAGTTATTAGAACTAAAGCAAAATTGGAAAGATACATTAGCGTTAGGATTTCTATCGTTATTTGGAGTATGGATTGTTGGAGCATTATTGTTTCAATTAACAATGGTGGGTATTCACTTTTTTGGTGATACTGGAGTAGAACAACAAATTGCAAATGAAATTAGTTGGAAAATTGATGGTACATTCAAAAATAGTCCAGGTAATATTTGGTACGATGCGGATGACCAAATTTGGGTAACCGGTGTAACTAATGAAGTTAAGATTGGTAAATTAGCAGGTAATAGAAAATTAGAATTTGGTGTTAAAAACATTTTAGAAGAATACCTACAAGAGAAAGGATATAACCTATCTCCAACCGCACCAAATAAATTAGCAGTTCAAATTATATTTTTAGATGTTCTTACTACAAAGAAAAATATTTCTATTTTCCATAGTGGAAAAGAAGAAGTAGTTATTCGTTTAAGAGGTGTTCTAAAATCCGAAGGGAAAAAGGATAAGGTGGTTATAGTAGAAGAATCCTCATCTGAAATTTCAATGAGCACATTGATAGTTGATGAAGGTGGTAGTTTTAATCAAACAAGTTTAAGTAACGCACTTAAAAAAGGTTGTGATAAACTAATCACTAAATTATCAGAGGCAAAATAAAATGAAGAAATTCTTTATTATCGTAGGGATAACAATACTATCCTTATTAGCATTTACAACAAATGCACAATTAACAATCAACCAATCAGTAACTCCAACAACGGGGTTAAAAGTTGGTGACACAATTTCAGTAAAGTATACAGTTGCAAGAGGTACAACCACACCTCGTTATTTTTGGTTAAGATACCAATTTAACAATAAAGCATTGGCATATGTTTCAACTACGTTCTCACAAGGAACATCGGTTCAAACATTCTATACGGGTTGGACATCTTATAAATTTACAGCAAGTACTGCAAATAGTATTACTGCTAAAGATTTATATGCACAATACTTAGTATCACCCTGGTCTTACACAACTAACGCAGATTGGAATGTAGGTCAATTGACTGTACAAAGAACTGATGCATCAATCAACGGAGATATTGCAACTCAAAAATATGTAATTAAAGATTTGGGTGTATATACCGATATTCACAAATTAGATTTATCACATTCAATTGATGCAACAAGTGCATACATTACTCCAATTACAACTGACCCAGGTACAATGTCTTTATCAAATGTAACGGGTAACACATCTCAATTCAAAATAAGAGTTTTATTCCCAACGGGGTATGATATTACTGCACATAGTATTGCATTATTTCCAATAAAAACCGATGGTACTATTGATTTTAATGTAACACCAATTGCAACTAAAGTGTTGGATGCAAGTGGTGAGGCAACATTTACATCAGGAGTTAAAGTAGGTGATAGTTTGGCAGTTTGGATGTATGGTGCAACTGGAAAAACTTTTATGAATAATATCATAACTGTATCGGATGCATATAAAGCATTTTTAGGTATCTCACAAACTAATATCAATGGTACTGCTACATATTTTACAAGACCTGTATTAGAAAAGAACATAGGTTTAATTACAAAGAATAAAGGTGTGTTTAGTGAAAGTGACTCATACAATATGTTTGCATATGTAATGGGAGTTCCTAATGTAAAAGATAGTGCATGGATACCATTGAGTACAAATGGTGGTCAATTCAAATGGTTTAGTGGATTATTAAATCAAAGTTGGTTAGATGGTGTTCCTACTTATAAAACAAAAATAACAAGTTCAAATCAGGCGGTGGATATGGTTTATGCATGGGGTGGTGATTTGGATTGGTCTCATTCATCACATCCTGATACAATTGCAAGTAGAGTTTCTACTGGAAATTATTCCAATTCAATTAATGAAAAAAGTACATCAACCATTAAGTCATTTAGTGTTCAATCAATGGCATATACTCAAGCAATTGAAAAAGCAACATTGGGTTTGACATCTACAATGGTGAATGGTAAAGTTGTATTAACAGGTACATTAACAAAAGAAGGATTGGCAGGTTTACAAGTAATTTTACAATACGATAATACTAAATTAACTTTTGACAATATTTCATTTGAGGCAGGTTCGGGTGTAACTAACTTTTCAACAAACGAAGATGGTAGATTAACATTTGGTTCAATGGACCAGACAAAAATTGGTAGAATTAAAACAGGTACACCATACAAATTAACATTTACTCCAAAAGAAACTATAACAAATACTGCAGGATTATTTTATACAGTTTTAGCTGATGCAGTTGATGGAGCAGGAAATAAGATTAACTTAATAGTTGAATAGTATGAAGAAAATCGTTACACTCTTATTCTTATTTATATCATTTTTAGGGTTTGGTCAGTCAGTAACGGCACCAGACCCTAAATCATTTGTTGTCAACACTACGGGACAAGATGCAAGTGGTTTTGAATTAACTGGATTTAGTGCAACATCAACTTTACTTACATCAATCAGTTTAGTTAATCCTCCATCTGGTACAACATTCTATTTAGGAACTACAACGGGTTTAACTGCAGCAAGTGGATTTACTTTAAGTGGTAATAAAACTCGTTTAGTTATAACGGGTACAATGGCTAGTATCAATACGGCATTAACATCTCTAAAAATCAACACAGGTACAATAATAGGTGATGTTAATATTTCAGTAGCAGCAACTGTAAATCCTGTTGGTTATTTCTACAATGGTGTTAATGGACACTTTTATAGACCCATATCAACCGGAGCAACATATACAAATGCAAGAGCCGCATCTTTATTAACAACATTCAAAGGACAGACAGGATATTTGGTAACAATTACTTCTGCGGATGAAGATGCTTTTATATTTGCTAATGTTCCTCAATCTAGTATTTGGTTTGCATTAACGGATGAAGTAAGTGAAGCTAGATGGACAATTGATGCGGGACCTGAAAAAGGAACTCTAATTAAAATCAATAATGGGCAATTAAACGGAAACATTCCTGGTCAATATAATAACTGGGCACCGGGTGAACCAAACAATTCTGGTGGTGAGCATTACGCAGTTACTAAATGGGGTGGTGGTTCTCAATGGAACGATTTACCAAATCATTTTAATTGTGCTTATGTAATTGAATATGGAACTTGGACTAATCCCGATGACCAAACATTTACTGAATTCTATACTAATAGTGTTACTCACTCAAACGGACAAACTATAAAAGCTCTATTTGGATTTAAGTTTGGTAGTTCGGTTGATAAGAGTAAATTTTCAGCACAGATATTCAAAAGAGATGATAACACATCCAATTGGACGGCAGCTGATGGTTACAAAACATTAAGTGGTTTAGGTAAAGTATATCTTTCAAACCAAATAGATACTGCAAAGATTTATACAACTGGTATTCAATTGGCAGCAGGAACATCCGATATGCAACAATTTAGTGAAGCAGATATTGGTAAGATATATAGAATAACAATAACAGGTACAACCGGTGGAGCAATATGGGGAACTGATATTTACACAAGTGATACATATATTCCTTGTGCAGCAGTTCACGCTGGGTTTATAGCAAACGGAGAAACAAAAGAAGTTTATATTAAAGTAGTACAAGGATTAAGTGAATATATTGGTTCAACTCGTAATGGAGTATCAACATCAGGTTATGGTGGATGGGGATTGAGTTACCAATTTGTATCGGCACCATCCTCATATAAAGCAACTATATCTCCAGGTGGTGTTGAATGGTCTTACACAAATCCAAATGCAAGTTGGTTGAGTGGTAATAGTAGATTGTTAATTGATATGAGACAAATTGTAAATGTAGACCCTACTAAAATATCAAAAGTAAAAATATTAGATGCATATGATGGGCCTGTTACATATACATCACACGACAATAATGGTTGGGCAATATACACCGTCCCATCACCATTAACAAAAATTACCGATGGAACTTCTGCATATACTCAATATATTAGAAATGTAAATGGATGGAATACCGATTACGCATTTCAATGTGGTATTGGACTAACTCAAGTTGGTGCATTCAAACAACACAAAATGGAATTGAATGAATATGATAGTGTTCAATTGAGAACTTTATATAATAGTGTTGTAACGGTATCGGATGTTTATTTGGCATTTAAGGAATTGGCAAATGGTGGTATATTTGGAAATCAAAAAGGAAATGAATTTACATATGGTATTCAGTATATAAATGCAGATGTAAATGATGATGGATATTTTAACGAAGCAGATTGTTTCAAATTATTACAAAACTTAACCGGTGTAAATAATTTAGTTAGTAGTTACACATTAGACAATACCATAAAAGTAATGCCGGACTCAATCTATAATTTAATAGGTAAGTCAACATGGAACTCATTCACATCATACAAAGGAAAAACATACTCATTCAGTTTATTAGATGATGTAATAAGTTATAACTACGATTTGGCAGTTAGTTGGAAAGGTGATGTAAACTTATCACATTCAGCAACACCACCATCAAATAATATAACTACAATGTCGGTTAGAACGGCAATGAGTACACCAATATCAAATGAAATCAACGCATCAATCCTAACGGAAATAATTGGTGATAGTATTTACGCATATATTACAATAGACCCACTACAACAAAATGTAGTAGGTACTCAATTCCAATTAAACTATGATAATTCGGTGTTAAAATATAATGGAGTACAATTTACTACAAAAGGTTCACCTACGAACTATGCAAGTGATAAGGGTAGTTATATCAATTTGGGTTCATTGATAAGTGATGGTAGTACAAGTTTAGACAAAATGACAACATATAAGATTTCATTTTCATCAAACATAAAATTGGATAACATATTGGGTTTAATATCAATAGGAACAACAGATGCAGTTAACCAAAGTGGAAAATCATTAATAATAAAAATAAAATAAAAACAAAAATTATGGCAGACAGAAACGGAGACGGAATAGTATATCATCGCTCAGATTGTAGCGAAGGATATGTAAGATGGTATGGATTTGGTGGTGACGGCCCTTGTTCAACATGTGAAACTTGGGGACTTTCAGAAGAAGCTATCAAATTTATTCACCAACATCCAGATGTAAACACAAGATGGGAAACTGTCTTTGGGGATTGTGATGCAAAAGGTTGGAAAAATAGAAGAAATAGTTGTGGTTGTGATGTTTGTAAACAACATTTAGAAGATGAAGCTAAAAGTGAAAGTTTTATTACACAATATGGTCAGTGGATTGGTAGTTGGGCAAATAAATTTGCTGATTTTTTAGGATTATAAAATAATTCAATGAAAAAACTAATAATCATATTGTCACTAATTTTGACAACATTTGTTACAAAAGCACAAATTGTAAAACCAGACACATTACAACTATCTGCCAAAGAATTATTTGGAGAGAGTGATGATTGGAATGATGTGGGTATATTACAATCTTATATTGATTTTTCAAAAGATGTTCTTTCATCATCAAACTTATCAGTTGGTATAATAGGAAAACAGGTATCTACAACTCTTAATTTGGGGTATAGTAAATCATCTAAAAATGGTCAATGGGGACACTCATTTGCTGCATCGATAAATCCGATATGGAATTATTATGGTGTGGGATATGGTTTATCAAAAAATACTGAAAAGAGAACAACTACTCTACAAACATTCTATTCAACCGATTTTGATTTTCAAAAGGATATTAACTTATCATTTGTAGATGTATTTAGAACTAAAAAGTTTGGAACATTTGGATATAGTTTAACCGCAGGTAAATCATTTTGGGGAGAATACGAAGGTGAGTGGGAAGGTAAGTATACTGTTGATGAAAATGGTAATTGGGTAAAAAACATATATCCAATGTTACCAGCATCATCTCAAATAAATTATAAAGCAATGGTGATGTACACATATACAATAAAAACAAAGAGAGTTAATATCTCACCACAAATATTTGCTATGAGTGATATCTACAAAGTATTTAAAGATGGTACTGCATCGGATTTAGCATACTTTGATGATTTCAATTTGGACTTATATTATGGTACATCTATGGATTGGAAAATAACTAAAAGATTTATATTAAACACAAATATCAGATATAACACAACTTGGGATAAATTAAGTGAATCAGTTGGATATAAAAAGAGTAATCCAATACTATTTATGATAGGAACAAACTTTCAATTTTAATATATGAAATGGACTAAAATTATAATATCTTGTTGTATCGTTTTTATAATATCTTGTAGAAAGGTAGAAGTTAGACCGGAGCCAATTCCGGCTACTACAAATATATTTAATAATACCGAAAACACTATTGATAATGGACAAGAAATTCAGTTCAATTTAAGTACAGCAGGTGTATATACATTAACAATTGGGGATAGTGTAGCAAATAAAGTTTTAACAAGAGAAAGATTTAATGGACAAATTGGAATAAATAAAAAGAAAATATACACTAAAGGATTAGAAAGTAAATATTTATATCTGTTATTAGAAGATGTTACTAAAAATAAATTAGGTAAAACAATAATAATAGTAAAATAAAATGAGAAAAATAGATAAAATTTTAGGATTGGGATTTTTGATGACATTGGTGTTGTTAAGTTGTAGAAAATCGATGGAAACACCAATGGTAAACCAAATATCATCGGAATTAGCAATCAATAGTGTGAGTGGTATTAAATTAGAAACACCGTTTGTAACATCACAGGTATCTATGAATGTTAAAAGTGAAGTAGCACAAACTGTGACTATTAAAATTTTTGACATATCTAATAGAGTAGTATCAAAGTCAACAAGTGATGTGAAGGCAGGTGACAATGTATTAAAAGTATATACAACCGCATTACCATCATCAGCATATAGAATTGCATTATTTGATAACAAAGGTAATCAATTAGGAATAACAGATTTTAACAAAATATAAAAATAAATAAAATGGCAGAAGAAGTAGAACAAGAATCAGCGGGTAAATCCTTTAAAGGAATTATCATTACGTTAGTAAGCACAGTTACATTAGGTGTAGGTGGCTTTATCACTAACAAATTAACAGGTGGTGGAGATGAAGCAGCTCCAGTACAACAAGCAGCTCCAGTAATTAACATCAATAACACTCAAACTCAACAAAATGGTGGAGGTGGTAAAACTGTAATTATTAAGGAGAAAGAAGCAGCTAAACCAGCGGCACCTGTTAAGAAAAAAGAAGCAGACGAATTTAAAGAGAAACCGGCAGCTTGGTAGTTTTAAAACATAAAAATTTATAGAAAAATGGCAGAGCAACAACCTAGTGGTTTCAAAGACCTATTAATTAAAATGATGAGTCGTAGATGGTACATCACGGCAATGGTATTGGGTGGATTTATGTTTATTATAGGAGGAATGTTCTTCGCTATATTAAATAAAAATGAAATAGCAGGAGAATGGAAAGAACTTCTCTTATTATTGTTAGGAGCTTTCATTGGTTCTTATGGTAAAATCATTGATTATTGGTTTAGTGATACCGATAAGGATAAGATGCTAGTTCAGAAAATGGATGAAGAAGATGGTGTTACACTTTCACATACAAACGATATGAAAGAAACTAACGCAGTTCCAACTCCAATAATTCCAGATGCATTTGTTCAAGCTGCACAAAAAACAGCAGAACTAACTGTAATAGACCACCAACGAGAATATGAATTGGAGAAAGACCAACAAGAACATGAGCAAGAAATGGAGAAGTTAGAATTTGAACATCATGCACATAGACAATGTGAGCATGTATGGGGAGATTCAAACAATGATGGAGAATTAGAATGCCAAAAATGTGGTCTGTTAAAAGATGATGTTGAAGGATAAAATAGAGGTTACACTTTATTAACAAATAAAAGGAGTAAATTATGGGATTTTGGAAAGACTTATTTAAAGACAACAACGATATCAACGAAAAATCAGTAGTTGGATTCTTATCGTTTGGAATGATGGTAATTGCTTTATTCGTAGACTTGGTAACAGGTTGGTTGGGTAAAGAGTTATTAATCAATGAATACATCTTTAATGGTTTCTTGGTTATCACATTAGGTTCATTCGGTATTGCATCAGTTGATAAATACATCAATAGAAAAGCAGAGCACGATAAGAACAAATTAGAAGCCGAAACTGAAGAGGAATTGGGTTAAAGAAAAGGGAGTATTTAACTCCCTTTTTTATATTTATATAAAATGAAAAACGTATATGAAAAAATTATTAGCAGTATTAGGTTTCTTTTTGTTAAGCAGTGTTGTGGGTGTTGTAAATGCACAAACAATAGGAAGCACTAAGACAGAAGATTTCAAAGCAGATTTTGAAAAGAAAAGAGACATCTCCCAATTTATGGATTACGAAGGACCTAAAAAGAACATTCAAATCCTAAAATGTGGTATTGGTGAGGAGGTATATGAAATGTATCCTGAATTAAAAGAAAAGAGAGTGGGATTGGGTGTTGCAAATATCGTATTAGAATATTTGGACAATCTTAATAGATTTGAATTTACCGAAGATAAGACTGAGATTAAGAATAGAATGGTAAAACAATATCAGGCATCAGCAGCCGGTATTTCTGAAAACAAATTAGATGGTAGAGGAAAGATTAAGTTAGCACATTACTTTGTAGAAATTGAGGTATATGATTATTCAGTATCGGAAGATGAAACTATCAACTTAAAGGATGGTATTAAAGATAACTTAGTAACTCGTTTAGGTTTACAAGTTAGATTTACAAACGCAGAGAACGGAACAATTATAGCAGCAAGTGGTTTGGGTGAAGCAAAGACTAATAGACAATTAACTTTATTATCAGATGCAACGGTAGACCCGATTAAGTTTAACCAATCAACTATTAGTATTTCAACTAAGAAAGCATTAGATATAGCTTGTGCAAATATTTTGGACAAGATGATTAAAAAAGGCGTATTTACAAAATAAAATTTATACAAAATGGGAACAGCACCAAAGAAAAAAAGAGCAATGAGAAGCAGACGTTCTGGGGTTAAAAAATCAGAACAAATGAAAAAGAATTTAGCTATCTTACAAAAAATAAAATAATGAAAAAATTATTATTGATTAGTGGATTAACAATATTGATAGTGTTAATATGTGCAATTATGTTAAATGCACAAGTTAGTAGCTGGAGAACAAATCCACCACAACCACAAACAAGAGTGGAAACTCTTAGAATACAACCATCGGTTCCTCAAAGGGAAAATGTTAGTAGATGGAGAACTCAAACCGAACCAATTAGACCAGGTCAACCTATTCCAAATCAACCTTTAGTTAGAAGATGGAGAGGAACTGCAGTAAACCCATACGGATTAATGTGGGGAACTTGGGGATGGTATCAACCATTTCCTTATATGTGGTATGATGATTTTGGATGGAGACAAAGAAGTGTAGTTAGAATATACGAAAATGGTAGGAGAGATACGATTACATCAACGCCTGTATCAGTTTCAGCAGGTATCGGACACACTAATAATGAACAAGCCGCAGTTTGGGGGACTATTGGTGGTAAGAAAGGATATTTCATTTTAGATTATGTGATGAGTTATGATATAGATGAAAACCAATATTATCCAAATGGTAATCTTGCTATTGCAGATTTTCCTATTAGTAAAGAGGTTTTCAAAAAAGAACATACACTTTATTTAGGAGCCGGTAAGAGATTCGGTAAATTAGGAGTACATGGTATGATTGGATTTGGTAATGAGATTCAAAGATATCAGGGTAAAGATGCATTAGGTGGTATTTCATTCCCTAAATCAAATATAAACTTTACTACATTTAAAGT